TCTTATCTTTCCTCACTTACGGTTGGAGCTTCCACGAGATCGTGTATAAGCGCCGCATGGGAAATACGAAGAACCCAACCACGAAGAGTAAGTACACGGATGGCTTGATTGGATGGAAGAAATTGCCTATCAGAGCGCAGGAAACGCTCTACCGATGGGAATATGACAACGAGGACAATCTGCTGGGAATGACTCAGATGCCGCCTCCGGACTTTGGTACCTACACGATACCAATGAGTAAGGCTTTGTTGTTCCGTACAAAGAGCAGGAAGAACAACCCGGAAGGACGAAGCATTTTGAGAAATGCTTACCGATCCTGGTACTTCAAGAGAAGAATCCAGGAGATTGAAGGAATCGGCATTGAAAGAGACCTTGCAGGACTCCCGGTAATGCACGGACCGGAAGGGTTAGACCTTTGGAACGATGATATTGAGGACAACAAGAAGACACGAATTGCGTTGGAAAATATGGTAAAGAGCATCCGTCGAGACGAGATGGAAGGCGTGGTACTTCCGGCAGGATATGAGTTGGAGCTGTTAAGTTCCGGCGGCACCCGACAGTTTGACACGAATGCAATCATCAACCGCTACGATACCCGAATTGCAATGACGGTACTGGCGGATTTTATTTTCTTAGGGCATTCAGAGACCGGTTCTTGGGCGTTGAGTTCCGATAAGACGGAGTTGTTCGCTATGGCAATCGGCGCATTCCTGGATATGATCTGCGAGACATTCAACAGCCAGGGCATCCCGCCGCTGATTGATATTAACGGCGAGCATTTCGCAGGCATCACGGAGTACCCGAAGATGTCCCACGGCGACATTGCAGATGTGGACGTAACGAAGGTTGCGGCATTCATCAAGGATATGACCGGCATCGGAATCCTGGTACCGGACGACGGACTGGAAGATTACATTCGCCAGGTAGGACACCTGCCGGAGAGAACAACAGACGACAGGACAGTAGACCAGCGGCGCAAGCAACAGGCAGAGCAGAACCAGCCACCGGAGCCTGAGACAGCCGTAGGAAGCGATGGAAACGACGAAGGCGAAGAAATCCCCGACAATGTGGCGGAAGCCGCTAAAAGGCGATTAGGAAGGAGCGGTACAAATGGCAATAAGGTTCATACGACCAAAGCGAATACGCAAGGCAAAGACACCGGGCAGTCAAGAAGTCCTACGCAGACTTGAAGAGTACCTGCAGAGCGAATGCGACGAACCGGTTGAAATCCTATGCGGGTTTTGGCAGGATCAGCAAGACGCCATCACGTACCAGGAACTCCGAAAGGCAGTAGCGGACGGAAGCCTTAGTAAAGAGACGTTAGAGGCTTGGCAACAGGATTACTCAGTGCTTGTTGCCGAGAGATTACAGTCAATGTGGACGCAGGCAATAGCTGCAGGACCAACCGGGCAACCAATCCTGGATGGTCTCGCTTTTGAGTTCAACACTCAGACACCAGGCGTTCTCGACTGGATCAGCGAAAGAGGAGCTGAGTTTGTTACCCGATGCACAGAAGAACAGAAGGACGCAATAGCGGCACTCCTGGAAAAGAAAATGAGAGAGAGCCACACAGTAGATGAACTAGCAAGGCTCATTCGTCCGTGTATCGGTCTGACAGAGGGTGACGCAAGAGCAAATGCCCGGTATTATGACAATATCGTGGCTACGATGCGAAAAGAGCATCCGAGAATGAAGGTTGAGAGCATCCGCCGGAAGGCATTGGACGCTTCTCAGAAATATGCAGAGAAACAGCACCGGGCCAGGGCGTTCACAATCGCTCAGACCGAGAGCGCTTTTGCTTATAACCGTGGAGCCGATGAAGGCATACGCCAGGCACAGGGCGAAGGGTACCTTGGAACAATGGTAAAGCGGTGGAGTACATCCGGAGACGATTCGGTGTGCGACATCTGCAATGCACTGGAAGGTACCGAGGTAGATATGGACTCCGACTTTGATTTCAAAGGAAAGGTTCTGTTTGCAGGGCAACATATGTTACCACCTGCACACCCGAGATGCGCCTGTGCTATCGAGTATATCGAAGTGGCTGCACCGAGAGGAAGGAAGTGAGAAAGTGAAGAAGTTCTCTGATTTCATCAAGAAGTCTGCAGAACCGCAGATGAAAGAGCCTGCCAGCAATGTGATTAAGGGCAGGTTTAAGATTGCCAAGTCTGACGACGACAAGCACCTGGCATTTGGCTGGGCGAATGTTGCTATCCGTGCTGACGGAGAAGAGATTGAGGACTGGCAGGAGGACATCATCGAACCGGAAGAATTGGAAAATGCAGCATATCAGTACGTGTTACTCTATCGTGAAGGTGGAGAAATGCACGAAAGAGGCGGCGCTGCAGTCTTGGTTGAATCCGTGGTATTCACGGAAGAGAAAATGCAGGCAATGGGAATCCCGGCAGGAACCCTTCCGATTGGTTGGTGGATCGGTTTCAAAGTAACCGACGAGGATGTATGGGAAAAGGTCAAGGACGGCACATATCCGATGTTCTCAATCGAAGGAGAAGCCGAGAGAGTCGAAGTAGAAGATGAAAACACCTTGTAGAAATGGGGCGTATTGAGTTTTTCAGCAGCCTAAACCTTATAATTCCACATACGAGAGCGTAATAAGGGCATAGGCAGTTCAAATTATTCCGTTATTAGGAGAGGCACCGCAAAGGTGTCTTTTTTAATATACAAATCTTGCGGAAAGGAGGAAGCAAAGTGGCAACAAAGTTAAAAAATCTCAGAATCAGCAAGGTTGATTTTGTAGATGAAGGTGCAAATCCGGATGCTCACATTAAGCTGACAAAGAGCAAAAGCGAAAAGGGGCAGTCCACAGGAGAGAATGGCGATAAGAATGGTTTTGTCAGCCGATTGTTCGGTTTCATCGGCAAAAAGGCCGGCATGAACCAGGAAGAGATCGACAGTGCAGTAGAGGAAGTTCTGAAAGGCAACTCTGTTAGTTTCAACGAGCGTTTCAATGAAATCAAGAACAGAAAGATTGCTGATGAAATTTGGGATATATGCTACGCACTGCAGGCAAGCCTCTGTTCGATTCTGAATGACGAGGAGCTGGATAGCACCGGCGCAGCAACAGCGATGAATGAGAGCCTTGACGAGTTCACTGCAGTAGTGAAGGAAGCGATTAGCAACTGGTCCGGCGGCAAGGTAATCAACATCGTAAAGAGTGAAGAGGTGACAGAGAGTGACCTGGCAATGATGAAGTCTGCGGCCGCAAGGCTGAACGACAACATCGAGAAGGCACAGACCGCCGCCGGTAAGCCTGCCGGAGAAGGAGACGATCCGGAGGTAGACACAGAGGACAAAAAGGACCAGGGCAAAAAGAAACAGTCGAAAGGAGACAACGAAGATATGAAGATCGACAAGAGCAAAATGACCCAGGCCGAGCTTCTCATTCTCGAAGATATTGAGAAGAGATACGGCGTGGCAGACGACCCGGCTCAGACAGAGCAGACTCCGGAGGGAAAACCTGCGGTAACAAAGTCTGTTGATAAGCCTGAGCAGAACCAGGAAACACCTGCAGATGGCGAGGACATCTACAAGGGTCTCAATCCTGCTGTTAAGGCAGAGATCGAAGCACTCAGAAAGTTCCGTGAGGATGCTGAGAACAGAGAACTTGAAGCCGTAGCAGGCAAGTATGAAATCATCGGCAAGAAGAAAGAGGAGCTTGTACCTATGCTCAAATCTCTCAGAGCTACCGGTGGAACTGCATACAACGATATGATCGCCGTTCTTGATGCCACCGTGGAAGCGGTCAACAAGTCCGGCGTTTTTTCTGAGGTTGGCAAGTCCGGTCACGGCTCTGTGCATGTAAGTGATGCAGAGGGCAAGATTGAGGGTATCGCCAAGAGTTATATGCAGAAAGAGCCTTCCATGAGCTACACAGATGCGCTGGCTAAGGCTTGGGAAGATAACCCGGACCTTATGGACGCATACGACGCTGAGGAAGGATTTTAAGGAAGGAGGAAAAGACAATGGCAAAGAGAAACTTCAACGGCTCACAGATTAACCAGTCTGTGACAATCGCAGAACAGGCCGGTGCCGCTATTGAAGATGCGAGAAACCTCATCCTCAAATACGACGAGAATGGAGACGTAATCTTAGCGACTGACGGCACGGCACCTATCGTAGGCATTGCAATCATTGAGGCAGGCTATAACGACATCTCCGGAGCAGAGGCCGGAAAGGTTGCAAAGGGCGACCAGGTGGATGTTCAGATTAAGGACATCGGCTACATTCTTGCTGGCGGAACCATCAAGAAGGGCGAAGAGGTAACTGCAACTGCAGGAAAAGCAACAAAGGCAGCTGACGGAGATTATGTGATCGGCGTGGCACTTAGCAATGCGGCTGAGAATGACTACGTGAGAGTTCAGATTTCAAAGTATCAGAAGAACGCAGCAAAATAAAGAAGGAGGAAAATGGTAAATGAAAAGAACAGCAAAGAGCATCCAGGCAGATATTGCCAAGGGTGCTTTCAGACCACACACAGCGCTTTCTACTATGGCGCTGGCTTATTATCAGCAGGATTCAACGACCCTTGCAAAGAATATGTTCCCGGTTTGCCCGGTAGGGTTATCCTCTGACAACTATTATGTATTCGACAAAGAGGATCTGTTACGTGATAACTGGCAGAGAAAGCCTGCATACGGCAAGGTTGACCCTGCAGTAATCTCTGAACACACAGAGACCTATGCTTGTACGGTAGATCAGATGATTATGGGTATCGACTCCATTCGTCAGACTGACCTTAACCGCCGCCAGGGACCTCGTACTGCAGACCCTCGCCAGCAGAGAACTAAGGTTATGGCAGCACAGGCAAACATCCACCAGGATTCGGATTTCTCCAAGTCCTTTATGAAGCAGGGAGTATGGGCGAACGAAGGGCAGGGTAAGGATGATACATCTGTTTCCGGAAATGAATTTATCAAGTTCAGCAACGGCAACAGCGATCCTATTGCATTCTTCGATGCAAAGAAAACCGCCATGAGACAGGCAACCGGTCGTACTCCTAACAGATTAGGACTCGGCATCAACGTATTTAATGCGTTGAAGGTACACCCTGCAATCCTCGAAAGAGTGAAGTTTGGCGGTACAACTGCAAATCCTGCAAATGTTACCGAGAACGTGCTTGCACAGCTCTTCGGAGTTGACAGAATTGTTATCGATCAGACCGTGCAGAACAAAGCCGGTTTAGGCCAGGCTGCAAATATGCAGTTCATCGGCGATCCTAACTCATTCCTGTTAGCGTATGCAACAGATACACCTTCCATCGAGGAGCCTTCTGCAGGCTACATCTTCACTTGGGATATGTTAGAGAACGGCATCTTGCTTCCGGTACTCAACTACCAGGGCGAGGCTGGAACACATTCTGAGTTTGTCGAGGGCCTTATGGCTTACGACATGAAGAAAACTGCAGATGATCTTGCATTCTTCGGTTACGACGCAGTGTAAGGAGGTTTCGCCATGAGATTAATTGCAAAGAAGCCTTGCAGTTATGGCGGCAAAAAATTCTTCATTGGGGATGAAATCCCGGCAGAACTCGTGGTAAACATCGAGAGAGAAGAAAAACTCGGCGTAATCTCAATCGCAAATGACGAAGCAGGGGTACCGGAACAGTCCGGTGCCCTTTATTCGCAGGAGCAGGTGGACGAGATGATCGCCGATGCAGTCGCCAATGTAGGCAAAGGATTTACGCAGGAGCAGGTGGACGAGATGATCCAGTCCGCAGTTGCAGAACTCGAACCGTTTGACTCTGACAATGCCGGTTTTACCGTGACAGTCAAGGGCGAGGGCGACAATGTAACAGCGGTTTCCTGCAGCGTAGAGGATATTCAGTCTGTGGTCGATGTACTGCAGATGAATGCTGACGACGGCGCAAAAGCAGTAGCCAGCGTACAGTCCGACAGCGTTCTGATCTTGCTTCACGCCTTAGACACACGTGCTACGGTCAAGAAAGCGGCTCAGAAACAGCATGACACTTTATTCTCCGCTGACGGCAATTCAAACGAATCCGTAGGCGGTAACGCAACCACAGACAGCAATACGGAGGGAGCTGATACCTAATGTCAAAAGGTGCATACACATATGAGCCGGGAAACATCACGGAGTTTGGCAAAGACCGTATGAGGTTTGAGCTTGGAGACACGATGGTAGAGGGCCTGGCAGATACGACGGCATTGACCGACGAGGAGATACAAGCGGCAATCGACGCATACCCGAAAAAGTGGAAGCGTGCGAAGCTGATGCTCCTTGAAAGTTTGTGCCGTCGCTTTGCGTATGAGGTCAATACAAAGACCGGTCCTCTCAGCCTGGATATGAACGGCAGGGCGAAACTTTGGAAAGAAGATTACGACAAGCTGAAAAAAGAGGTCCAGGCAGAGTCGGTGTCAGTGCCACGGTTTGGAAATGGGGTAGATGGTCCGCCTTACTTCCATACCGGAATGCACGAAAACGAAAGGGTGTGGAACGGATGATAAATGCGAGGTTTATGTATTTAAGGCCGGGAAACCTATTCAAGGATTTTGTTGTCGAGTCAAATACGCAGGTTGTAACAGCGAGCGGAAGGGTAGCAAACGCACCGAAGGGAGACGGCTCAAAGATCATCAGAGGATGTCTTGCTGAGTCCACGAAGGAGCAGAAGGAATCTCATTCAACGAGAGACCGTGTTTGTACCCATACGATTGTGCAGGCAGGCAGTCCGGAAGCAAAGAAGTCCGATAAACTCATACTCGGAAATCGCACGTTTTACATTATCGACCTGGACGAGGTGGGGAGCTTTGGTATATCCACAATCTACTACGCCGAGGAAAGGAAGGATGTCAAGTGAAGCTGTGGAACGATGGAAAAGCAGGGAGTGCAGGAAGTGCCATAAGGGCAACAGTCAAAGGACAAGTAGCCAAAATCAACCGGCAAGTCGTAGCCAGGGGCGTTAGGGCAGTGAATGCTATGAGGAACGCAGAGCTGGAAGTGCTAAAAGGTCAGAGAAGCGGGCGAACATATCGCAAACCGCACAGCAAAGCGACCTACACAGCTTCGGCACCAGGAGAACCACCGGCAAGACGTACAGGAAATCTCCGTATGCACTGGAATGGCCAGGTAAAGAGCGAAGGCGGTACCGCTGGTGGCGGAGTCCAAATCATTGCAGAACTGGAAAGCCAAGAGAAGTATGCTGGCTACCTTGAAAACGGAACGAAGAAAATGGCAGCAAGACCATTCGTAGACAAGATCAAGGAGAAGGCAACCCCGGAAATTGAGAAAATTTACAAGGAGCCGTATGGCTAAGGAGGCATGATATATGGCACTGGTAGTAGAACAGCCGATAGCAACCTTCGATTTGAGCGAGATTGCCAGGGGCGATTTGGTCTATGGCAAGCATCGCACATGGCCGGAAGGTAAAGCCGGATTTGTAACATCAGCCACCGAGAAGGAGCTGATCGTCCAGTATCATCCGGGTATCGGCAATGTAACTAATCACTTTCGGATTCCCATTGATGAAGCGGTAGGCGGTCAGTGGGAAATCCGATATTCACATGATATGTCGGAGGTCAAGACCTACGGCATCGAAGAGCAGGGCACTGAGGAAGGAGCGACAGAGTGAAGCTGGAAGAACTGATTCAGAAAAGGTTCGTCAGTACAGCAGCACTTACAGAGAGGCTTACGACCTACAATGGTGTGCCTGCTGTTTTTAGTTCGGAAGCACCGGGCGACGAACAGGAAGGGTGGGGCGGTGAAACGCAGTACCCAATGGTAACTTACAACTACGACCTGCAGGCAAACGAAGAACGAAACAGCGCCGGCAGTCTTTCGGTATCGGTATTCTGTCAGAATACGACAGATGTATTTCCGGAGGACATAGCGCCTATCGTGAAGGAATGTCTGCGTGATGTGATCCTTCTTCCGGAAGGCGGTACACCATACTGCTTTACCTGGGCGAGAACGGATGCGTTCACTATGGGCGAGGACGCAGGAAAAGCCGGTGTTGTAATCGGCTGTGAAGTCAGATTTGACATCCTGGAATATCCGTCTATGGAAACGTCCGATCCGGACCCGGTAATGGCGGTTGATAAGTACATCAAGGAATTGTACCCGAAATGCCTGGTGATGGGGTATGACCGGATGGAGGAAATAACCGAAGCCTCAGCGGATCAGCCGGTGGTTTACTGCAGACTGATTTCATCTGAGAAGCAGGAAGAAACGAATACAGTAGCCTGGATGGACGGTAGAATTGCCGTCCATGTTTTATGTCCGGAAAGCACAGTGAGATTGAAGATGGCAGCAGATATTGCCAACCACCTGTCACTAGACGGAGAGGTAATCATGCTGGACTATTCGCCTATGTTCATTAAGAGACTGCAGGTGAATTACAAATCTGACTACTTGAAGGAAGGCCAGGTATTCATCACAGGTCACTATGGATTGCTTAGGTACAAGGCTAAGCCTCATGTGCTTACGGCAGCTCATGGAAATTACAGTTAAGGAGGTAAAGCATGGCTAAGGAAACAGCAACTCCGGCACCTGCTGAAACAAAGGCAGAAAAGAAGCCGGAGAAAAAGGCCCCTGCAGAGTCCGTTTACACAGTAAGCGAGCTTGCAGGCAACGCAAGAAGCGTATTTGGCACAATGCAGGAATGTGTTGTAGCCGCTCTGAAAACTGACGGCAAAGCCGAGTACACAGTATCAGAGGCAAAGGAAATTGTAAGCAAGTTCTTACAGAAGGAGGTTAAGTAGAAATGGCAGGAACATTCATTTTAGGCGAAACTAAGGTGCGTCCTGGTACCTATTTCAACATTCAGAAGAAAGGTGGAAACGCCGCCGCCGGTGTTATGAATGGTGTTACCGCAGTAATCTTCCGTGCAGATTTTGGTCCTCTCAATGAGGCAATCGAATTATCTGCAGAGGATGGCTACGAAGGAACATTCGGTACCGCACTTACTACGGACGCAATGAAGGAGGCAATCGCTGGTGGCGCAAAGACGATCATCGCCTGCAGAGTCGGTAACGGCGGTACTCAGGGCAGTATCAAGTTGCAGGACAGCGAAGCCACAGATGTAGTAAGCATCACAGCCAAATATCCCGGAGCAAAGGACTTTGTAGTAACAGTCCGCGAAAAGCTCTCAGACAGCACTCTCAAAGAGTGCATTTTTTATGCCGGTACAACAGAGTTTGAGAAGGTAGAATTTGCCGCCGGAACAGACGAAGCTAATGCCCTTGTGGATGCGCTGGCATCTTCCAAGAATTTCAAGGCAGAGGTTATCAAGTCCGGCACTGTAACATTACAGAACGTGTCTCAGTCCCAGTTTACAAAGGGAACTGATCCGCAGGTAACGAATGGGGACTACTCCAATGCGTTTAAGCAGGTAGAGGCGTATGAGTTTAATACAATCTGCGTCGATACCGAGGACACTTCGGTACATCTGCTTCTGCAGAGCTTCATCAATCGTATTTTTGATGCGGCATCCCTTACACAGGCGGTTGTTGCTGAGAAGCACACAGTAGACCTGGAAACAAGGGAAGCACACGCCGCTTCGTTCAACGACGAGAAGATGCACTACGTTCTCAACGCCCATGTGAATGAGCAGGGTACGGAGATCGACGGTTATCAGACTGCAGCACGTATTGCCGGTATGATCGGCGCAGTAGCAGCAAACTCTTCGCTCACTCATACAGTAGTCAGCGGCTTCTCCGAGATCAAGGAAAAGCTGACAAACACTGAAATGATTGCTGCAGAGAAGAAAGGTTGCCTGGTACTCAGCTATAACAAGGCCAAGCAGGTGTGGATTGATAATGCGATCAACACCCTCATTACGCCGAAGGACAACCAGGACGATGGCTGGAAAAAGATTCGCCGTGTTAAGACTCGTTTCGAGCTTATCAGACGTATCAACACCACTTCTGACAACCTGGTAGGCAAGGTAGACAACGACACCAACGGTCGAGCAACTGTAATTTCTCAGTTGCAGGGCGTAGGCGATGCAATGAAAGAAGAGGGTAAGCTCACTGCTTGCAAGGTAACTGAAAGTACCGCTTACACTGCTGATGGAGACAGCGCATGGTTTGACATCGATGTAATCGACAAGGATTCTATGGAGCATATCTACCTCAGCTTCATCTTCCGTTTCAGCACAAACGAATAGAAGGAGGTAAGAAGTAATGAGAAATGAAAGAGCAGCAGCCGATTCAAGACACGCACGTACCGGTAAGGACGGAGCGTTCTATAGTGAGGACGGCGTTTTACTTGCTACGGTTGACACATTCACATCCAACGTAAACTGGAACAATGCAAAGTATAGCGTACTTGGAGATGCACAGGAACACGAGACAGCCAATACATTTGCTGTCAGCCTCACAATGTCTCAGATCGTAGTGGAGGACGACGAGTTTATCCAGGCACTTATGGAATCATTAGAAACACAGAATATGCCACACTGGAACTTCCAGGGCTCACTTCTCGGCCGCAATGGTTCCGAGGAACGTGTGGTTTACAAGGAGTGTATTCCTTCCGGACAGGTAGATATTCAGAATGTCACTGTCGGCGATGTTATCAAGAGAAATTGGAACTTCTTTGTCAACAGACCGCCTAAGTTACAGTCGTTACTTGGCGTAGACAGATAAGGAGTACCACATACGAAACCAGTAGGGGAGCCGGAGCGGTTCCCCTTTATTTAATCAAAAAGAATTGGAGGACATTCAAATGGCTAAAGAATTTGTAAAAGGTGTAACAGTAGGCGAGGCAACAACTGAGGAGAATACTCAGCCTGCAGTAAGTACAGTGGAGACAAACGAAGAGGAAACAAAGCAGGTGATCAGAGCGAATGAGGAGGATTTCATCGCTGGTCTGATTGCGGCTGCAGACTTTGCTTCCGACGAAGAGGAGACACAGAGAATTGAGATTGTCAGAAACAACAAGCTCGCTTTTGCATTCTCTATCAGACCTCTCGGCTCAGAGGAGTACGACAAGTGCCGTAAGAAATTTACAAAGTATGTTCGTAACAAGCAGCTCGGTATCAAGATGCCGGAGGACACAGACCGTATCAAGTACCAGTCAGCAATCATCCACAAGGCGACTATCGCAGAGGATAGAGAGAAGTTATGGGACAACAAGAAGGTATGGCAGGCACTTGAAAGCAAAGGATTTCAGATTATGTCCGGCCTGGATGTAATCGAGTACACACTTAAAGCTGGTGAGAAAGACCGCATTATTGATGCGATCGACACCCTCAGCGGCTACGAGAGCAACATTGAGGAAGTAGCAAAAAACTAATTGAAGCCGGGGGCAAGATGTGCTTGCTGCATCACATATTCCAAAAGACAGGAATAACCCCCGATGAATTTTACGAGAAACCGAAAGGCGTACAGGCGTTCATGCTTGCGTCTATGCGGATAACCCTAGAATCGCAGAAAGGAGGTAATGACGGTGGCGGAAACACTTAGAATCGAAATCCCTATTGAGACGGTCGATAATACCGATCCGGGAGTCTCCAACGCTACGAAGAAATTCGAGAAGATGGAACGAGCGGCCAATAGTGCGAATAGTTCAGCCAAGAAAGCGAGCGACACAGTTTCCAAGTTTGACAAGCAAGCTCAAAAAACCGAAAAGAGCCTGGCAAGCTGGGCGAAAGAAAAGTACGAAGTCCTGCTTGAAGCAAAGGAACGGATCAGTCCGGTACTCTCTACGCTGGGTAATGGGTTAAGGAGTTTTGCAGGGAAAACGTGGAGCGTTACAATGCGAGCGATTGACCTCATAACCTCCCCGGTTCGAGGGATCATAAACCTGTTGAAGAATCCGATCTTCCAAGTCGGAGCGGTCCTGGGAGTCAGTATCGGTCTGAAAGACACGATAGAGACATACAAGGACTTCGAGGCCGCAATGTCACAGGTCCAGGCTATAAGCGGAGCCACCAGCACAGAGCTTGTCAAACTGACGAATAAGGCGAAGGAAATGGGAGCAACCACGAAATTCACAGCCGAAGAGTCAGCACAGGCGTTTAATTATATGGCGATGGCTGGATGGAAAACCGACGATATGCTGAACGGTATCGAAGGTATTCTCAGCTTGGCGGCAGCTTCCGGAGAAGATTTGGCAACGACATCCGATATTGTTACGGATGCGCTTACGGCGTTCAATATGAAAGCCGGTGATGCCGGACACTTCTCAGATGTTTTGGCGGCGGCTGCATCAAATGCGAACACGACAGTCTCCGGAATGGGCGAGACTTTCAAATACGCAGGCTCTATGGCAGGATCGCTTAGTTACTCCATAGAAGATGTTGCCCTTATGACGGGCTTAATGGCAAATACCGGAATTAAGGGAACGATGGCCGGTACGGCACTCAACTCAATATTCACGAGATTATCGACAAACACCAATGGAGCGGCTGATGCTATGAAAGACTTAGGCATCAGTTTTTTTGATTCCAACGGGCAGGCCAGGGATTTATCTGATGTGATGGGTGAGTTAAGGACGGCTACGGCAGGTATGACGGCTGAGCAGAAGTCAAACCTGGCAAATACAATCGCAGGAACACAGGCACAGAAAGGTTTGCTTGCTATCTTGAATGCCTCAGAAGAGGACTATAACAAGTTGGCAGACGCCATCAACAATGCAGACGGAGCGGCAGCGAATATGTCTGAAACGATGATGGATAACCTGCAGGGTTCTATCACGTTACTGCAGAGCGCAGTAGACGGAGTGAAAATCTCATTTGGCGAGAGATTATCTCCATACGTGAGAAGCCTGGCAGACTGGCTTACCAATCAGATGCCAGCGGTTGAATCCGGTCTTGATGAAATGATGGACTGGGTAGATACAAAGGTGGACCGCATGAAGAAGAAATTCCACGACTTAACAGAGTCGGAAGAATGGAAAAACGCAGATTTCCTCGGCAAGGTGAAACTGAGCTGGGATGAATTTATTGCAGATCCGTTCAAGGAGTGGTGGGACACCAAAGGAAAAGCAAAATTTGCTGATTTCGCCGGAGACATCGGAAAAGGTATTGGCAGCGGAATTAAAATCGGCGTTATGACAATGCTTGGTATTGACATCTCGGAAACATTCGACGAGGGAACCAGTATCGGAGCATCGTTCGCCAAAGGCTTCTCAGAGGGATTTGATTTCGATGCCGTATCTGCGAAGTTGATGGACGGACTCGGCAATTTAGTATCAAATGCGGGCAAACTGCTTCCTGGCGGTAAGTCTGCAGATTTGTCGTCTGTATTCTCAGCGGTATTGCTCGGTAAGATTGCCAGTCCGTTTATCAGCCTTGGTAAAGGAGCAATCAACCTGGGGAAAGCAGGAAAGACAGTATTAGGTTCGGGAACCGGAGAGATGGGACTTGGGGCAGCAATGCTCGGTTCATCTGCAATGGGTACCGGACTTCTCGGAAAATCAGCAATGCTGGCAATTAACCTCGGGGCAGGAAACCTGGCCGGAGGAGCATCACTAAGCGCAGGAGCTTTATCTGCAGTCGGAATGGGTGCAGGAGCAGGAGCGATTGCCGGTGGTGCAACGCTCGTAAGTAGCGCAATGGATTTGTATAAATCTATCAAGTCCGACAATAAGGACGAGAAAGCCGCTTACGGTAGTTCAGCCGCTTGGAAAGCAGGCGGTGTAGCAGCTGGTGCGGCGGCAGGCGCAGCACTTGGTTCTGTAATTCCTGGTCTTGGTACAGCGGTCGGTGCTTTAATCGGTGCCGGTGTCGGAGGTATCGCAGGATGGATCAAGGGCAATAAGGTCAAAGAAGAGTACCAGGATAATGTCGAAGAAATGCAGAAGGAAGCCGAGAAAGCTCAGAAGATTTTCCAGGCAACCGGTTTGTCAATCGAAGATGTACGATTTCAGAATAAGGCTCTGCAGGACGCCATGAACGATAGCGAGGTTTCTGCGGAGCAGTTTTCAGCTATGTTCCAGGAAGAGTGCGAAAATGTGGCAAAGAATGCTTTCGGAAAGATTAAGTTATCCCTGGAAGAGGTCAAGAGTGTTGCGAGTGATATTACATTCGGCGATATGACGGACGGACTGAACACCTTCACAACAGCAACCAGCGACACACAGCAGGCACTTAGCGACCTGCAATCATCAGTATCGACCTTGAAAAAGGAAAACTGGAAAGTCAGCTTAGGAATGAAACTGGATGAACTGCAGAAGGACGATTACAAGAGTGCAATCGAAAACTTCATCAGCGATAGCCAGTCCTACATTGACAACAACCATTACGAGGCAACAGTCGCTTTGAAACTGCTTACTGGAACCGACGCAGACACCAGCGGCATAGACAGTTACTACGGCAGCATGAAGAAACAGCTGGACGACTTGGGAAAAGAACTCAGCGGAAAAGTGGATATTGCCTTAGAGGATAGCGTTATCAGTCTTGACGAGTCTGCAGAAATTCAGAGCTTGCAGGATCAGATTTCGGCTATCACAGGAAAGATTTCGCAGGCCAGGACGGATGCGGAATTTGACACATTGAAGATTAAGTATTCCGGCGCAGAGCTGGATATGGATAGTTTCAATGCTTTGCAGGAAGAGCTGCAGACGCAGGTAAGTAATGCGTCGGATCAGTACGAGCAGGCGCTTACGCTTACGCTCACAAATCTGAACCTGCAGCTGGCAGATGGAGCTATCACGCAGGAAGAGTACGATGCGGCCGTGAAAGAGGCAACCGATGGCTATTACGCCCAGTTGAATGAGATTAACGCAAGAGTATCTTCGTTCAACCTGGAAACGATTGCCGAGGCGTGGGACTCCTCACTTCAAGGCTATATGCCGGAGATTGAGGGAAGCACGAAGGAGAAGCTGGAAACAGCTTTGAACAATGCGTTGCTGGCACACCCGGACGTACAGACTTGGACTGCAGCTGATGTGGCAAGTTGGATGGGGTTAGATAAACTCAATCTCGATACGGCAGGTCAGACGGACATTGCGACTCAGATTTTACAGACGGCGCTTGCGGTACCGGAAGGCACCAAAGAGAAAATCACGCAGGATTTCAAAGATTCTGTACCGTCTGCGGAAGAAATCAAAGAAGCAATCGACTGGGACTCAATGACTAATGAGGACTGGACGGAACTCATGGAGTCCATTACGGGTCCGACGGAAGGCGAGTCAATCGGCTTAAATTCAGAGGATTTGAAAAAGAAGATGTCGGATTACTACGGCGAGTATTTCGAGAGTGTCAAGACGTCCTATTCAGAAGCACTTCACAATGCACTGGAAAACAGTGGCAGTGAAGAAACACTCAGCACATTCATGCAACAGTATATGCAGGATCAGATGGCCGATTTTGATTTTTCAACGGTCATGGAGAACTACGGTCCTATCTCGAATGAGTATTATGCTACGCTGCAGGCAGAGTGGCAAACAGCTGGTACAAATCTTGGAACGTCTCTTAACACAGGAGCGTCAACAAGTCTTACCAATGGCTCGGCAGGATTGAGAACCAGCCTGCAGACCTCTCTCAACGCAGCAACGGCGAGTCCGTTCAGTATCAGTCCGACGGTAAATGTAACACCACAGTACAACCTGCTGACACTGCCGACAATTCCAACGACGACATCCACACCAGCGAAACACGCTGCAGGTGGGCGAGTTGGTGGCGGCCCTCAGTTGTCATGGTTGGCAGAAGAAGGTTGGGACGAATTTGTTATCCCGACAAATCCAAGCCGAAGGACAAGAGCACTCGAATTGTACGAGCAGGCAGGCGAAGCACTCGGCGTTTCTAAGCACGCAGATGGTGGTCGCATAGAAGGCTCAAATTTGAGTGATATGGTATCAGACCATAATTTATTTACTGAGGCGACAAGAAACGCATCCTATGGCTATAACGACACCACAGAAGGCAATTATGAGGACAACACAGCAGAAACATTTGCTCCGGTAAGTTCGGAGGTACCGACCTCTACACCACAGACCGGTCCGATCAGTGTAAATGTTGCAGTTAGTCCGAATTTCCAAATCGAGGCGAAGGAAGGTCAGAGTGAGGAAGATATTGTTGCCGTAATCAGAAGGCACTTAGGCGAGATCGCAGACGAACTCGGTGGAAACATCGCCGACAAGCTGAGTGAAGTATTCGCCAATATGCCGGTATCAAGTACGAAAGGAGCGTAGGCGATGGATATTAAACTGATTCCGGTGGAAAAGGGTTCAAAGTTTACGTTCCCGGCTCTACCCGAAAAGGTGCAGGGCAAATATGCAGCCAAGTACCAAAGTTTTGACATCATCTCCCTGGGTACCGTAAAGGTACCTAAGGGGACGGATGTTTCAGAGTTTTCGTGGGACGGCGTGTTTTTTGGAGCATCAAAGAAGAATGAGGCAATCGTCAAGAAGAATGCCTGGAAAAGTCCGAATGAGTGTGTAAAAATTCTGAACGACTATATGTTGAATGAGACAGTGCTTACATTGATCGTAACGGAAACGTGGATAAACGTGGATGTTACGATTTCTTCATTTCAGCCGAGACCGGTTGGAGCGTATGGCAACGTCGAGTATTCCATTACGTTTGTTCAGAAAAAACCGCTGAAAATTTATGATACAAACGAGCTGAAAATCACAGCGTTTGTAAAGCAAACGAAACCAAGGGACAGTTCTTCATCGAGCGGAGGAAACTACACAGTAGTCTCCGGAGATACGCTGTGGGGAATCGCCTCAAAGAAATTGGGAAGCGGCGCCAAGTGGACGACAATTTATGATGCAAACAAGGACACGATAGAGTCCACGGCAAAGAAGCACGGAAAGAGCAGTTCGGATCACGGTCACTGGATATGGCCGGGAGAAGTTCTGACAATACCGGGATAGGAGGCGCGCTATGATTGATTTGGCGAAAATCCAGTACCGGGTCGTCGTTATGGACGAAAGCAAGAAACAGTACAACATCAAGGAGTACATTGAAAATCTCGGATGGGAAGAAAACGATGGCGAGTTATCCGTCAGAACCTCATTTGTGGCGAAGAATGATAAGACATCCAAAGGCTATCTGTCGAAGATAATCAAGCCGGGGTGCCTGGTCGGAGTATTCGCAACCGACGGTGCTTCCCAGGACGAGGAAGTAGCACGAGGGTACGTGGAAACATGGAATCCAGTTGAAAAGAGCGGAGGACATACGCTGAAATGTACCTGCTACGACGAACTTTACAAACTGCAAAAGAGCCAGGACAACAGATACTTCCCTTCCGGAACTGGCACAAAGTCGGCGATAGAAGGGATTCTTGATGATTGGGAGATACCGCAAGGGTCATACCAAGGTCCAAATGCTTCTCACGGAAAAACAGTGGAGAACAATAAGTATCTGTCAGACATCATCATCAATCTGCTGGACGATGCGGCGAAGAAGGGCGAGGAGCAGTGCTTTGTGCAGGCCAGGAAAGGCGAGACATCTGTTATTCCGAGAGGAAGTAATAAGACGGTGTATGTATTCCGGACAGATAATACACAGATGTTCAGTCAGAGCATAAGCACAGCAGATATGATTACCAGGGTTAAGGTCGTAGGGCAGGCAGACGATGATGGAAGAACCAGTGTTGAAGCCACGGTAAATGGTGAGACAAAGTACGGCATCCGTCAGAGAATTTATACGAGAGGTAAGGACGAAAGCCTTGCGGACGCTAAATCTGCAGCACAGGAAATCTTGGACGATGAAGGAAAAATTAAGAAGGAGATTAAGGTACAGTCTCCGGATGTTCCGTTTGTCCGGAAAGGCGACCTGGTGTATGTAATGAGCGAACTGGCCCAGTCGTATTACTACGTGAAGGGCATCCAGCACACAGCAGACACCTACAGCATGACGATGGATTTGGAGCTTGCAGAACCAAAGAAGGAAAAGGCAAGCTCCGAGAAAAAGAAAGATTACAATGTTGGCGACATCGTGAATTTTCACGGCGGAACCCATTACGTGAGCAGCTACCCAGGCTCAAAAGGCTACAAAGCCAAGGCAGGAAAAGCAAAGATTACGATTAAGAACGGTTCCGGAAAAGCACACCCTTGGCATCTGATCCACACGGACAGTGGAAGCAATGTGTACGGGTGGGTTGACGACGGAACTTTTGATTAAAGGCAGGTGATATAGATGGACCAATTTGACGGACACCCAGGGACAGCGAAACTGGCACAGGTGCTAGATAAGCGAACCTCGCAGAAAACAGAGTCTCCGTTGACTTTGGACTTTGGAGAAATCCAGGCGAACGGAAGTTTGAAAACGAACACATTCCCGGTGCCGATACCGAAGGGAGACTACACGATCTGCAGGCTGGCTGCAGGATTAACACTTTCAACCTCGGAACAGAGCTGGCTCAACAAAGCGCCGTCGGGCGTTCCTCTTCACAGCCACAGTGTAACGATACCGGCAGTGAAAGCAGGAGATCGAGTGCTAGTTGCCTGGATTCAGAGTGAGGCAGTCGTAATCGATGTGATCGAGAAATCATAAAGGAGGCGAGGCAAATGTCACAGCCACTATTTCCGGTTGTTGAGGTACCGGATTTTATCTCGGAGGACAGCCAGTACGACACTCAGTACAAAAGGAGTATGAAGTGGGACCCGGAACTGGGAGACTTCGTGAGAGATGGGGCACACCGGATCAAGGAATGCGATGGCAAAGAAGCCTTCGCCATTTGGTGTTTTAAGATCGCACAGACAGAGCGGTACCGCTGTTTGGCGTACCCCGATTCAATCGGTACCGAGATGGAACGTGCCATGGATAATGACGACGAAAAAACCGTTGAGTCTATGGTGGAAAGAACAATCACAGATGCAATTATGGTAAATCCCAGGGCAGAAAATGTCCGGGATTTTCAATTTACCTGGGAAGGAGATCAGATGCACGTAACCTTCAAGGTAAAGGGTAGCAACTGGGATGAAGAAATAGAGATTAGCTTGTAAAGGAGGTGGAGAGTATGCAGCCGGAATTTAACAGACCGGAGTTCCTGGAAGGAAACTCGGCAGAGGAAATTCACGAGCGAATGATGAACAACCTACCGGACGACATCGACGATATGCCGGGTGGTTTTCCATATGATATGACGATGCCTGCAGCATTGGAAAAAGACGAAATTATCAATTTCCATATCGTAAGGGCACTGATGATTGCGTTTCCGGAATATGCCTGGGATGAATGGTTAGACCTCCACGGTCGCCAGGTGCATCTTACAAGGCACGAAGCGGAACCGGCTTTTGGCTATGTGAAAATCACAGCTGCAGAAGGAACCGAGATTTTATCCGGAACGGTATTTTGTACGGCGGCAACCGAAACCGGCCCGTCGATTGAGTATGCCACCACAGAGAATGCGGTTGTTGGAGGCGAAGGATCAGTGCTTATACCGGTATCAGCGGTTGAAGCAGGCACAGGTTCTAATGTAGCGGCGAATACGGTCGTGCTGATGATGGTACCCGATAAGAATGTGACCGAGATTAACAATCCGGAGCCTATTCGTGGCGGTACTGAAAGAGAGACGGACAATGATTTTTACGACAGGATCGCTGCAGAGTACGACAACAGCATGACCTACCTGGGGAACGATACGGACTATAAGAGATGGGCGAAACAGGCAGGAGCAGGAGATGCGATAGTTATTCCTGCTTGGAATGGCCCTGGCACGGTGAAACTGGTACTGGTAGACGGAAACGGAAAACCGGCCAATGCGAAGCTAGTGCAGGATGTGTATAACTACATCGTCTCTCCGAATGACAGGTCAGCAAGATTGCTTCCTACCGGAACGGCAGAACTGACTTGTGCGGCAGCCACAACGGTTGCTGTAAATTATGCTATTACAGGCCTCAGCTACGATGAAACAACCGACATCGAGCAGATCAAGGCAGACTTTACGGAAGCCGTGAGAGCAGTCTATGCGCAGGCGAAAACCGAAGGAGTTCTGAGATACAACGATGTAAGACCGTTGATTTCCGCAATCGCAGGAGTCGAGGACTTTGAAACATTCACAATGAATGGGAAAACGCAGAACATCACTCTGAAAAGCGAGGAGTACCCGGACACCGGTACCCTTAATTTTAGTTAGGGGGGGTGGGAATGTGGAAAAGTTGGATTTAGAGAATTTCCCAGTCAGCGAGAGTGCGAAGAACATGATTGCCTCAGTGTCCGATGGCTTTTACGACAATTCCTATGTTGGAAAGTGGCTGTACGAGGTCATGGGCCAGGAATACGACACGGCAAGAGAAATAGCTGAGGATATTCTAAACCAGCTGTTTCCGGAAACTGCCACATGGGGACTGATGTACCACGAGATTAAGTGGGGACTGCCGGTGCGAGAAAATCTTCCATACGAGGAGAGGCGACAGCTGATTTACCGAAAGAGAGACTATCGGGCACCAATGACACCGTATCGGATGGAAGGGTACTTAAAAACCGCCACCGGATTTGATGTACGAATTGCAGACATCAATGATCCGGGAGATTATGGTTTCGTGGCGCCACACCCGAATGTGTTCAAAGCGTACTTCATGGGCGAAGGAACACTTGCATCGAAGCGAGCGAGAGCCATGCTGAATGAACTGAAACAGTCACACACGATGTTTACAATGAATGACCGAACCGAGATCGCATCAGACAATCGGAACTTAGAGGAGATGAATCTGAAAAAGATAATCTTCCATATCGCGGAGTCGTTTTGGTATAGCGATCTGCTGGATGGAAGAAAGCTGCTGGATGGTTCAACTACGTTGTTCCCACATTCGAGGTATGATCTCGTTCTTGGTTTCAAATATTTGTTGGGCGAGACTGGAAATGAAAACATTATAGAGCTTGAAAACTTACGATTTGCCTCAAAGCACTGGAAAGAAAGCACAGCAAAACTCGGCAAAATAGAAACGAAGTCAGATGTATCATTTTGGAAGCTACCACTACTTGATGGTTCCAGGATGCTTGACGGTACCGAGGAATTAGATGTTACGAGGAACTACTTGCTGACTGTGTTCACAAAAGTTACAGGCAAATTATTTTCATCAGAATCGTTCGAGGCATCTATCGGCGCAGAAATCCCATTAAGGACAGAAGAAACCGGAACAACGAAAATCACTACTGCAGCAGAATTAAATTACTGGAATCTGAATTTTTTAGATGGCAGAACTTTACTTGATGGAACCGATACATTGGATTATTCAACAAGAAAGGCCGGAAAGCCGACCATCAGAATGTGTGCACCTATAGGAGAGAGGGACAACGAACTGCGGGCAGAAGTAATAACCAAGACGTGGAATTACAGGTTTTTGGACGGCAGCGTATCGCTGAACGGATCAAGAAACCTTGATTCAATCTATAGAAAGGAGCAAATACAATGAGCGTAGAAAAAAGCAAGAATGTTGTAATTACCAAGAAAGGAAGAGAAAAACTGGTCAAGGCAAGAGCGGGGGCGTTAACATTACCGAAGATTACCGGAATGGCGTTCGGCAGTGGTGGCGTTAACGAATCCGGCACTGTTATTGCACCTACTGAATCGCAGGCGAAACTTACAAAGGAACTGTATCGCAAGGAAATAGATACATACTCATTTCCGAACGACACAACCTGCAGATACGAGTGTACCCTTACAGAAAGCGAACTTGCAGGCGCAGAAATCAGCGAGATCGGACTGTACGATGCCGATGGTGATATTGTGTGCATTAAAACATTTACAAGAAAAGGTAAAGATGATGATGTCCAGCAGACATACGTGCTTGACGACATCTTCTAGGAAGGAGGAACAACGTGAAAAGTTATAAGGTCAACGAAGCAGAAGCAGTATTTTCGGAGTCTGTCGATATCACAGAAACGACAGATACCAACCATGCCGATAATATCAATGCGGCTCCTAAAACGGTTTTTGAAAATACGGTAGTTCTTAATCGAGAGGTTAAGGCAATAAAAAAGAATATGGAGGAAGAAAGCGGAGAATCTATAGGCTACAACAATGAAAGTAGCGGATTAAACGCTGAAAATCTCCAGGAGGCAGTGGACGAGCTGGCCGAGAAAGCGAATACCTTGGAGAATGGTTATGATAACGCGGGGTATCATAACAGTGTTTTTCGAGGCAAATATCTTGGAACCTCAGTCACTGCAGAGCAGCACGCACAGATTGCTGCAGGAACATTCAAGGATTTGTACATCGGAGATTACTGGACCATAAATGGAGTAAATTGGAGAATTGCTCATTTTGATTATTGGTTAAGAACAGGAGACACGGAATGCACAAAGCATCATATTGTTGTCGTTCCGGACACAAATCTTTATACAGCAAGAATGAATGCGACCAACGTCACTACAGGAGGTTACTTTGGATCAGAAATGAAAACCACAAACCTTGCTCAGGCAGAAACGATTGTCAAGGCGGCATTTGGGGCAGATAAGATTTTGACAGTCAGAAGATTATTTGTAAATGCAGTAGCAAACGGTAAGCCGAGCAATGGATCATGGTATGACAGTACGGTGGATCTCATGACAGAGGGAATGGCATACGGAGCGAACTGGTTCACACCTGCCTGCGACGGAAGCACGGTTCCATATCTGTACACTACGGATTTCAAACAGCTTGCATTGTTTACGCTGACACCGTCCTTTATCTGTAACAGAAACTGGTACTGGTTGCAGAACGTGGTCTCGGCCGCCTGCTTCGCCTATGTCTGCGGCGATGGCCATGCGACCTGCAACGGCGCTTCCCATGTCTGCGGCGTCCGCCCGGCTTCCGCTATCATATAATCAGACATCAAGGCGGCCTTGTTGCCGCCTTATAGCTTTATAGAGGAATAGAAAATGTCAGATGTAAAAAACAGTAAAAGAAAGAAGTCAAGGTTAGAAGCACAGCACATGGCATACGCCATTCGCAAAAGGATAACGGCTGAACTAATGGCATCTTTTGCTTTGAGCCAAAAGAGAATAGAGGCTTACGTGGAATCTGCGACTAAAGGAATTGCGGATATTTCCGAAAGAGAAGTAACTGCGAAATTGCTGAGAGAACTGACAATGGATAGAAATGTGTGGTTTATCACGAAGGAAAGAGATACCGTACTGGATTTGTGCCAGGGTATTTCGAGGCAACTCCGCATGGGAAATACAGTTTTTCCGGAATATTATTCGGAATTTATTGAAAGGAGACTTCAACTGGATAGAGCGATGGAATGTTGTAATGCACTGCAGGATGAACTACAGTTTATTGCTGAAACGATACCTTGCGATAAGAACAAGTATATGAATATCGTGTTGGAACTTAACAAGCTATACAATTATATAAAATCGCTCAGAGCGTCTGACAATAAATTCCTTCCCAAAATTAAAAAGAATGAGGGTAACTTCTGTTCAGACTGCTCTTCGGTGGTCTCGGCCGCCTACTTCGCCAATGTCAACAGCAATGGCAATGCGAACTACAACAACGCTTCCAATGTCAACGGCGTCCGCCCGGATTTCACAAACCCACACGACAGGACATAGATTTCCTAGTGGGTCAATGCGAAAGGAGAGGTTATCCGTGAGCCAGTGATGGCTCTTAATACTGGCCTTGATGCTCCTGGTTACGACTTGGAGCTATATACGAGGTTTTATCAATGAATCTGTTTGAAGATGCCAATTATTTATACGATGCCGGCACAAAGGCAATGAATGGCAGTAAGTGGAAATACTCAACGCAACTATTTGAAATAAATCATTTGCTAGAAACAGCTGTTTTACAGAAAAAATTGACAGAAAAGGACTACCACCCAGGGCGGGGACAAAAGTTCAAAATTTGCGAAAGAGGAAAACCGAGGTATATCACAAGCAGTGATATGGTAGACAAAACTGTTTATCATACGCTGTCAGACGATGTTCTCGGACCGGCACTAAAGCCATATATCATACAAGAAAATACCGCCAGTCAGAAGGGAAAAGGTGTGGCGATGTTCCGCAGACAGTTGGAAAATGATCTCCGCAGGTATTACAGGGTTCACGGAACAAACAAAGGGTATATCCTGCTTACTGACTTCTCCGGTTATTATCCGAATATGAACCACGACATATGCAAAAAGCAATTATCCGAATTTTTGGATAAAAGCAAGCTAGATGCGGAGACGATTACAACAGCCAAGTTTATAATAGACGGACTGTTTAAGACGTTCGAGACAGATGTATCGCGGTTTTCGGATGATGAAATTGAAAAAATGTACTATACAAAGATCGACCCGATGATGAATTGCGGGGTCGATCCCCAATTACTGACCGGTGAAAAAATGCTGAGAAAGGGGGTGGATATAGGCACACAGCCGTCGCAGGATATAGGCATCATACATCCGTATAAGATAGATAACTGCGCAAAGATTGTCTTTAGCATAGAAGGCTATGGAAGATATACGGATGATATAAGAGCTATTTCCGAAAGTAAGGAACGGCTCGAAAATTTGCTGGAAGCTATCAAAAAGTTAGCTGATGAAATAGGCTTGATACTAAACATGAGAAAGACAAGGATTGCCAGGATAGACAAGCCGTTCAGAATACTGCAGATTCAGTATTGGCTAACTGATACCGGAAGAGTGGTTAAGAAAATTAACCCAAAATCTGTTACAAGAGAACGGAAAAAGCTAAAGGCATATAAGAGGCAATTAGACTTGGGAAAAATTGATTTTGCAACAGTTGAAAACAGCTTCAAGTCGTGGATTGCCAGTAACTATAAAATCATGTCAAGACTGCAGATTGACAATATGTTTAAGCTATATTACAGCCTATTCGGAAGGAGGATAACATGGAAAAAGAAACATTCAAGATTACGCTGGCTGATGGAACAAGCATTGAAGGACTTACCCAAAACGGAAACAACTTCATAAGCGAGACAGAAATCGACGAGACAATCTTCGAGGACAACTGCTCCCCGATGACAGTCGAAAGTTCCGGAGGAAATGTAACCACATACGAGAATGGTGCATTTATCCAGCAGACGCATTACGAAGGCGTAGATGGATATTATCTCGCCTTTAGAGAAAAAACTGTAGAGGAAATCAAAATGGAAACGATGCAGTCTCAGATCGATTATCTCAGTATGATGACTGGAATTGAAATTTAGGAGGTAGCAAGCATGGCAAAAACAAAGCATAGTCCAAAGTATTCGGTTGTAAAGAAATATTACAACACATATAAGCCGGATGGGACAAGATTGTGGACCGACGAAATGGTCCATAACGCTGTTGACAAGGGATGGATAACAGCAGCGGAGTTTGAAGAAATCACTGGTGAGAAGTTTGAGACAACATGATACCCTACGCAGAATTTTACAACTATGACCGCCTGGAAAGTGCGGCCGTAGAGTTAGGCTTGCTCAATACCGAGGCAGACGAAGAGGATCTGCTGAACCTGCATAATCATTTGGTGTGGCATCTGTACCGGTTCGATAAGGACCCACGTGCGGATGCCATTCTTTATGCAGTAATAGAGGCCATTTTGGGTGAAAAGGCGGCAGATATTACGGATGCGCCGTGGGAACTGCGGTGCGTTTGGGAAGGAGGTAAAAGAGCCAATGTCTTTGAATGAAATTCTTGCAAGCGGTGGGGGAGCGTTGCTTATAGCACTTACCCTGGTGCAGATCGCACCTATCAAAATCAATCCCTGGTCTGTTTTGGCGAGAGCAATCGGCAAAGAGATGAACAAGGATATGATGGAGAAACTGGAAGCCGTCCAAACAGATGTTAAGAACCTAAAGGAAAAGCACGACGATCTGAGAAACCGAATGGATAAGGACGATGCGGACGAGTGCCGCACGAGAATCCTGCGTTTCGGCGATGAATTAAGGCGAGGCGTGGAACATTCCGAGGAGTTCTTCAATCAGATTTTGGATGATATTTCGGACTATGAGCGTTATTGCGCAGAGCATCCGGAATACAAGAACAGCAAAGCGGTAAATGCCATTGCCGAGATAGACAAAGTTTATCAGAAGTGCATGGAAAAAAATTCATTTTTATAACAGGAGGTAAAGGAACATGAAGAAAATTGATTGGGTTAGAAAACTCACAAGCAGAAAGTTGTGGACTGCGGTAGCGTCATTCGTATCTATGATGATCCTGGCTACTGGCGGCACAGATAACACGGCAACACAGGTTACTGCACTCATTATGGCGGGAGCGTCCGTAGTGGCGTACATCATCGGCGAAGGCTTAACTGATTCAGCCAACATCGGCTCCAACAGCGAGGATGAGGAGTAATCTGAGAACATATCGTAAGCACAGGGCGGTCGAAAGACTGCCCTATTTTGTTAGGAGGAAGAACCATGAGTTTAGTAGTTGGAAGCGCAAGAATTGACGAGAACGGTCACATCTCCGGAGGAAAGCCGGGAGATCAGACTGGAAACGAGGTATCGACCCAGGCATACTACGTCCATTCAAAAGGCTGGTACTGTCTGAGGCCCAAGAGAGTCACGGTAGCAAATGCCATTGCAGAAGCTATGCTGCAGGGGTGCAGAAACGACAATATCGGATATTGCCAGGGACACAGAAGCAATGTAATCGAACAGCTGAGAAAAGCCGGAAAGCTCGCAAAGATTTCTGTAAAAACAGAGGCAGACTGCAGTTCACTCGTGAGAGCGTGCTGCATCCAGGCAGGCTTTGATCCGGGAAATTTCAACACAGCGTCCGAAGTTTCGGCATTAAAAGCAACAGGACAGTTTATGGAACCGATTGCGGTAACTTCCAAAACTGAACTGTTCAACGGCGATGTGCTTGTCACAAAGACCAAAGGACACACGGTGGTTGTTGTTTCCGGAAATCCGAGACGTGGAAACGCCTATTACCCTAAGTATGAAGGGACATCGGGTTCTATCATTACGGCGCTTGCTGCAGTGGGCGAGAAAGACACATCGAAGGCGCACCGGGCCAAGATTGCAGCCGCAAATGGAATTACAAATTACGCATATACCGCAGCGCAGAACACCAAGATGGTTAATCTTCTCAAAAAAGGAAAGTTAATCAAAGCGTAAGTTCTGAAAAAGTATCACATCGGGGTAGCTGAAAAGCTGCCCCTTATTTTGATTTAAGGAGGAGTTTTCTATGGAAAAACTATTTGGTATTGATATTTCACACTGGCAGGGAGATATGAGCATCGAGCAGGCCAGGAACGAAAGAGGAGTGAGATTTGCTATCATTAAAGCTGCAGGAGCAGATGATGGCAAGTACAAGGATAGCAAGTTTGAAAATTACTATGCACAGTGTAAGGCTATCGGACTTCCGGTAGGTGCATACTATTACGGTAATGCAAAGTCTGTTATGGAGGCAGAACAGGAGGCAGACCATTTTCTGTCAGTTATTGCAGGGAAGCAGTTTGAATACCCTATCTACTACGACGTAGAAGGTAAGATGCTTAACAATAGCAGAGGCGTCCTTACGGATATTGTAATTGCGTTCTGTGACAGGTGCGAAAAAGCCGGATATTTTGTCGGAGTATATACATCTGATTCGCATTTCCAGGCACACGTAGACGATGATCGCCTGCAGAGATTCACTCATTGGGTAGCGAGATATTCTTCAAATGAGCCGGTAACAGGTCACGATATTTGGCAGTACGGAGGAGAGCATAACTACATTGCCGACAAGACAATCTGCGGAAGAACCGTGGATCAGGATTTTTGCTATCGTGATTTTGAAACAGAAATCAAGAAAGCAGGCCTTAATGGATTTTCTGCCAACGCAGGAGATGAAGCGAAGGAGCCGGAAGTTTCGGAACCGGAAGGAAGCACACTCGATCTGCTCTACAGAACGATGAAAGACGAGTTCGGCGGCGGTGACTCAAGAAAGGCGGCTCTCGGTAGCAGATACAATGAAGTGCAGGATGCGATCAATCACATCGACAAAGCATCCGTACAGGAGCTTGTGGACGAAGTGTGGGCCGGTAAGTACGGTGACGATGAAGTGAGAAGGACCATTCTTGGCAGTAGATGGCAGGAGGTCCAGGACGCAATCAACGCCGGAAGCAAGAAGTATTACACCATTAAAAGCGGAGATACACTTTCCAGTATTGCTGCGAAGTATGGAACTACGGTCAATGCGATTGCTCAGCTCAACGGCATTGAGAATCCGAACCTTATTATCGCAGGAGACACCATCAGAGTAAAATAACAGGAGGAAACGGTGGCATTATGAAAAACTATATCGGCGTGAAAATTGTAAAAGCTGAGCCGAAGGAGAAGAACGGAGTACCTGGGTACGCTGTGAAATATCCGGATGGTTATGTATCATGGAGTCCGAAGGAAACCTTTGAAAAGGCATACCGGGAACTGGACTGCCAGGATTTCATCAACTCAGTAGAGTAAGTAAGGGAGCCTATGATCCACAGGGGTTGTAGGCTCTTTTTTTATTGCAGAAAAGCGGAACAAGACTGCAGGTAAAATCAATATACAAAATAACCAAAATAAGACTGGGTATTTTGACGAAAAGTTCCCGAGACACGATAGGCGATTTTAGTACCTATCCTATGCCTAAAGACTAAAAGCCGGTATTGAACCGTGTATGAAGTCGTAGACCTATACGTTTTCAGAGGTGTAATTATCCACATTATCCACACGCATTTGTGGATAAAATACGCTTTTGAGAGTACGCAAATGAGCATATATTATTCTATCTCTAATATCTATTATCTAATCTCTAATATCTAGTAAAGAATCCTTGTAGAAACCTTAGAAGAAATCATGTAAGAAATCTTACAATACACCAAGCAACCATGCGGGTTTGCGGTCCTCGCAAATGAAAATGCGGAACAATGCACCAGTCGGTGTTGATAATCCGGAAATCACAGAAGTTGTCGCAAGTGCGAAAATAACTTGCTAAAAACTCGTAAAATAGAAGTATATCTATTGACAAATACGCAACTACGAGTTATAATATAACCATAATCAAACAAAACAATTTGATTAAATCCGAAGGAAGGAGGAATTACCAGTTGGGTAAGAAAGGTAAGAAGAAAGACTTTTCCATAAAGGAAAAGGAACTACTTGAAATCGAAAACCTTAAATTACAGAAGAGAGAAAAGCAGGCCAGCATAATCTCCACCATAGTAATCATGATTGTGTCAGTGATTACGGCAATTCTGAAATGGTTAGGTTTGATTGATTAAGTAGTTCCCTTAACGGTCGGGAGGCAGCAACACCGCCTCTCAACTGTTAAGTCTATCATAAAGGAGGCTGATTTGGCAATGAAGAAATTAAGACAGTTCCTACAGTCGGTGTTGTTCATCAACTTTATGGTCGGCATATACGACGGTATGAGAGCGAAGAATTTGGTAGCAATTTTGATAAATGGAGTAGTGGTACTGGCGCTGATCGCCGGAGAAAAGGAAGAGAGGTAAACGATATGAAGTGGGACGTAAAACATGATAGAGCAAAGAAGGTATTAAATCATTTCCTGGATAATGCAGGATATTGGACCGAGACAGAGAGCTTGGCAGAAGGACTTACCGAGGACGAAATCCAGGAAGTAAGCGCAGAGGTAGCGACGATGATTCAGAGCATCACAAAGAGATATAAGCTGGATGTTATGCTTCCTGCAGAGCCGGTAGTCAAGGAAGAACCGGCGGCCGAAGAGAAAGTTGAGGAGCCAGTGGCCGAGGAACCTGCAGAAGAGGTCAAGGAAGAAAAGCCGGCCGAGAAGCCGAAGAGACGTGGCAGAAAACCGAAGAAAGAGGAGGTTGCGTAGGATGGCATACGAGAGAAAGACAATAGACACCTGGGAGCTGCAGTTAAATTACGGGTGCGGCTGGGAGTACACCTTGACCGAATACACAAGGAAAGAGGCGAGGGAGAGACTGAAAGAATACAGAGAGAACCAGCCGCAGTACCCGGCACGACTGGTTAAGAAGAGAGTTAGAAAGGAGGCGATTGCGTGAGCACAGCGACAAAGCTGACAGCAGAGCAGATTGAGAACCTGGCAAAGGAGATTCGAGAGTTTCTGCTGGATCATGGGTTATGGCAGGACGTTGATATTTACTTCAACGGAAAGAAGTACACGAGTTACGATCCGGAGAACGGAGAATATTATTACAACGACAGGGAGCATCTAATCGAAGTGGCAGACCAGCCGGAGAGACATTTTGAATATGTTAATCCGGAACACATTCTCAGCATGAGTTTTGAAGGACCGGTATGCGAGATGCTGTACTACGGTATCCTTCCTTCGGTCAGAAGAGAATTTGACAAGATATTCGAGAGATATGGTTTGTATTATGAGTTCGGGCATCATTGGAATTTTAGTTGCTATTACATTTAAGAATTTAGGAGGACAAAGAAATGAAGGAAGCAATGGTTGAAAGATTAGTAGAAGCAGTAAAGGGCATCGCAGGTGAAGGCTACGAGGTAAAGGCAACAGTAGTCAAGAAGAACAACGGAGTGGAGCTGGATGCAGTTAATATCAGAAAGGCAGGCGAGAACGTCGTACCGACAATCTACATTCAGAGAGAATTGGAACTACTCGAAGCGGACAAGATTACAGTTCATGAAGCAGCAAAGCACGTATTGGGAGTATACGAAGAGAACAAAGGCAGAAAGCCGGTAACAGACGTAGACATCAAAGATATTTCGGGAAGAGACTTCATCCTGCAGCATGTAGAGTATCAGTTGGTGAATGCTGAAAGAAATGCCGAGAGACTGGAAACAGTACCAGCAAGACGAATTGCAGACCTGGCGGCACTTTACAGAGTAGTTGTATCCGAAGACGAGACTGGTACAGCAAGTTATATTCTGAGTACGGAGCAGAGATTGAATGCACAGATTAGCGTAGAAGAACTAGATAAGGCGGCAATGATAAACACCAGCAAGGTCGGGTTTACAGTGCAGAGCATGTACGAGGTAATGGCGGAAATGATGCACATTGACGAAAGCACAGCAGAAGAAATGTGCGAAGGAGGGCCAGGGATGTTCGTTCTTTCAAACAAGAGGAAGATAAACGGAGCAAGCATTATCCTCTACAACGAGCAGTTAGCGCAGCTGTCTGAAAAACTGAATGATGATCTGCTAATTATGCCGTCAAGCATACATGAGGTGCTTGTAGTACCAGCATCATCTATGAATGCCACAGACTTGAAACAGATGGTTAGAGAAGTGAACGATACAGAAGTTTCAGAACAGGAAATATTAGGATATTCGGTTTACAGATATAACAGAAAAACAGGTGCAGTCGAGGTAGCCGCATAAGCGGCTTCTCGTTTTAGGAGGTCGTTATGGTAGAAATTTTGAAAGACTCAGTAATCAGAGTACAGTCAAGCATGAATGAGTGGATGGACTGCGTGTTTGTGGTTAGCAAAGAGGACGAGGAAAAGGCACACGAGGTACTGAGCAAAGCCTGGGACAGTTTTTGGAAAGATGGAGACGGCTGGTGCTATGGCAATTACCTGGAAGCCAAAATGGTTGAAGCAGGGATTGCGTTTGATGCGTACTATGCTGACACAAACGAATAGGAGGTGATGATTGATGGCTTATACATGGGCCGGAATGAGAAAGTTGACATGGCAGGAAGTCAAGGAACTTCACAAGAAGGGAAAACTGGCTGGATATTACAAATTGTACGAGGATGGTTCAGAGGCGGTGATCGACAGTAATTACGATTTCATCGACGACATCTTGGACCACCAAGAAAAAGGTGGTGAGTTCGGAGAAGAGATTGACACAGTAGACCTGGAACTGGCAGACGGAAAGAAAATAACAGCACCGGCGGTCGTGGACGTATCGGCACTCGGATGCATGGATGAGCTGGAATATGAGCTGTGGCACGTGATCGAGAACTACATGGCTCAGTTCGGTATCAGAACGCAGGACGACGAACCGGACTGGGCGACAGTCAAGGCAGTGCAGGAAAGCATTTTTACAGCATTTACAGACGCAGGCGTGGATTTTAAGTTTGGATATGAAGAAAGAGTTGCGCAAGCAATAAAACAAGCGAGAAAGGACGGAGAGAAGGTATGAGAAGTGCAAAAGAAATTACGGAGTCATTGGAAATTGCAAAGGGATTATGCGAAGGAAAAACAAACGAGAGCTGGAATGCTAGAAAAGCCGGCAGAGTTATGGCAGAACTGATTGCACATTTCAAGAAAAAAGAGATAGAGGAGCAGTACGACAGGGTTCAGATTATTGCGACGGTTGTTATATCTAAAGAGGACATAGACGACATCATGGTGTCAGCACTGGAAGGTGGAATTACTTACTGGGCTGATAAAGCAGAGCCAAGGTGTGGGATAGAGTTTAATTTTGCAAGTGATGTTATCTCAAAAGGCGGTTCAATCCTCATTCACGATAATGAGGAAGATGCGACGTATGAATTGACAAAGGCGAAACTCCTGCAGGGAATTAGAATGTATGCAGAACAGCCTAAGAGCAGTGATATTTTCGAGGTGATCGATCATGAATTACATATTGACTGCGGTATGGTAGATGCGGAGGTTGCGGATGCAATCATTCAGTACGCTTTGTTTGGAGAAATAATTTACGGTTAGGAGGCGAGACTATGGCAGCATTAGTGGTATTTACGTTCTTGGTAATCGTTGGAGTTGGAAACAGAAAGTAGGTGTAAGAGGTGAGCAAAGGAATAGTGACAGACTATCCGGAAATCTGTTTTATCTGCGGCAGACCGTCGGAAGCCGAGCATCATTTAGTGTTCGGCACCGCCGGTAGAGAACTGAGTGAGAAAGACGGATTGAAAGTGCCGGTATGTAACGACTGTCACAATATGGGAGAAATCCTAAAGAGAATACACGGAAACCCTATGGCAGAGAGAATGTCAAAGATTATCGGACAGCTGGCCTGGGAAAAGGAATACGCCCTGCAGAAGGCAGACGAATTTGCACGAATAATCGATGCGGACCGAAAGGAAGGCGAAGTAAAGCAGGTTATTCATAAAGGCGGTAGAGAAACCTTCCGAAAGAGGTACGGCTGTTCGTATTTGTAGAAAGGAGTGGATCAGATGCTAGGTGGAGGACCATACGAGGCAATCACCTGCCCGGAATGTGGCAGTACGATGTGGAATGGTAGATGCGAAAATCCGGATTGCAAGTATCACTGGCATCCGGTAGAAGAGGAGGAAGAGGACGAATGACGCTCAGAGAAAATGCGGCGGTACTGGAAACGTACCTGCACAATATCCGGAACATTGAAGAGATACCACCTGGCCCGGTAGAACTGGACGCACTGGATGCGGCAGTAGAGGCTATGAAAGCTGCAGTTGAAAATGTGGAGTACGGAGCATTTGCCTGGGACAAGCAGAGAGGCGTGTTCGTTCCAATAGGCAGACCAGTACTGGCAAAGCAGCTGTGTTTGAACCGATACCAGGAGAGAGTAAGAAAAGGAGAGATACCAAGTTGGATTGATCCGGAGAAGTTCAAGATTTTGGAGAGAACGGTCGCAGAGATTGCAAGCGACTGGAAGGAGGCAAATGATGAATAAAACAGTAAATTTATTTGTGTTAGCTGGATGCTGGGAATGCTCGGACGACATTGGGGTAACTGTGGTTGCGATTTCCAGCGATGAGAAGCAGCTGATTGATAGACTGGATCAGATAGCAGACACCCAGGCAAAGGAGTATGTGAGCATTGAAGGCAGCATTCTGATGGAAGAACATACAGACACCAGGTACGAAATCAGCGGAGGCATCAGCGGCAATGCAAGGTTCTACATCACAGAAGAGCCTGCAGTAATTAGCGAGTCGCTTATGGGTGAAATCAGCAGAGCAATGAGTGAGAGCGACAGAACTGAGGACGTAAAGAATTATCTGCAGGGATTGTATGAAAACGAAAACCTGGACGAAGAAAAGTACGAGGAACTGGTAGACAGCGAAGAGTTCCTGCAGAAGGCAGTCGAATTATTCGATAAGATGGAGGACTGCAACACGCCGTTCAATACAACGATGGAGTTGGCGGTAGACGAAGCAAGGAAGGAGATGGCAATATGAAGAATACATTAGGAGACTTGAATAACCACCTGTTCGCTCAGCTGGAAAAGCTGGGAGACGATGATCTGACAGGAGAGGAGCTGGAAAGCGAGTTAAAGAGAACCGACGCTATATGCGACATCAGCGAGCAGATCATCAAAAATGGAGAGTTGCAGTACAAGGCGATGAAGCACATGGACGAGTATGGGTATGAGAGACAGAAAGCAGTTCCGGAAATGCTCGAAGTTCATGCGGGGGGGGGGCAAACCATAAATGAGAGGCTGGCCCGAAGAAGTGATCGCTTGGTTGCGTGAGAATGTTCCGGGCAGAACCACGAAACAGATTACAGAGCTGATAAATCAGCAGGGGTTCGATAAGAAGTACGGAATGACATTTTCTGATGCAGCTATAAAGGGTGCGAAGAACAGGTACGGCATAAAGAGCGGCACCACCGGCGGAGTCCCGAAGGGGTACTCCCTCAAATATCCGGAAGGAATGGAAAGCTACATCCGGAGTATTGCACCAGGGAGAAAGACGAAAGAAATTGCAGAACTGGTGTCAGCACATTTTAAAATAGAGTTCAGTGAGAAGCAGTGCAAGGCATACAAGAAGAACCATGACATCATCAGTGGCGTTGACTGCAGGTTCGAAAAAGGACACGTTCCAGCCAACAAGGGAAAGCCAATGAGCCAAGAGCAATATGAGAAGTGCAGGGCGACGATGTTTAAGAAAGGCGATGTCCCGGCAAACCACATGGAAGTAGGCGAGTACACACATACGACAGACGGTTATCTTATCCGGAAGGTTAAAGAAACCGGTCCACAATGGGAGAGGTTCGAGTTTGTTCATAGGGTAGTATGGGAAGAACACAACGGACCAGTCCCCGAAGGTAAGATGGTATCGTTCCTGGACGGAAACAAGGATAACTGCGATATAGTAAACCTGGTACTGATTGACAATGCAGAGAACCTGGAAATGAACAGAAGCCGGTTAAGGTTCGCTGATCCGGAAAGAACAAAGACCGGCGTGCTGGTCGCAAAGGCAAGAGTAACAGTCAGACAGAAGAAAAGGAGAAAAACAAATGGAGATTAAAGCGGCGAATGCAGAGGAGACGATCCGCTGCATCCTGGACGAAGAGAAAATGACCCAGCAGGATTTAGCAGACAGGATGGGAATTACAAGACAGAACATCAGCCAGTCTCTCAATCGAAACGCTAAGAGCATGAGATACGACAGCTTCTCAAAGATGGTAGCAGCTCTCGGTTACGAAATTGTTGTAAAAAAACTTTGATAAAATACGCAAATTAGAAGTAAATCTATTGACAAATACGCAGTTGCGAAGTATAATATATACATAATCAAACAATACTTAAAGCGATGGAGGTAGTCGGTATGAAGGTTTTTAGAATGGCAGATGTTGAGAAGATAGAAAAGATGCTTGCGGACGGAAAGACGGTGGTTGTAGAGTGGCACACACCTTACGAAGCAGGCAACAAGGTAGAGACAGTCAAGTACGTAAGATGGGATGGCTTGGTATTCACAACTGGCGACTGTGTTTACACAGGGATAGACAAACTGATCGACATTAGAGAGGCAGCATAGAAATTTTTTTGCCCAAAGAACTCGCAAATGAGTGTTTCACGTGAAACACAGTTCGCAAATTTGAAAGGAGCGTATTTGTATGAAGGAAGTATTAAAGAAGTTAAGAGTGTTAGAGGCTGAAATGGAAGAAGCCGAGAACCAGTCAGAGTATTGGATGGAAGAAGAACACCTGGATACGGAAAAGTCAGACAGCTACGAGGCTGAGGCAGACAGATTGTACCAGGAAGTGTACAAGATGCACAACCAGGTGGCAGATTTCATCGTAAGTCTCACTTCCGGCCAGATTGACAAAGTGACAGCAATGTTGATGATGCGTCAGAGAAGATCAGACGTAGAGAGAATTTTAGAGATGGCGTAGGAGGGTAACAGATATGATGAAATCAGAGTTTATCGAGAGAACAGGGTTTGAGCCGACCGAGGCAGAATACAGAGAAATTGAAGCAGAATACATGGGATGCGACATCGACAAAGACGAGTTCTGCAAGACATGGAAAAAGCAAGGTGGCATTCAGAGACTGATGAGACTCCGTGCGAGAAGAATCGAGGAACTCGAGGCAGAACTTGTAAAAGAGAAGAATGACTACGACAGAATGGATGCTCAGTATTGCACAAAGATTAATGAACTTAAAAAGCAGATTTCAGATGATGGACTGGCTCTTAATAGCATGAATGCTCAGATGGGATTGATGAGAAATAAGGCTGCGGGAGAAATTGAGGAATTACTCAAGAGAGCGACCGAGGCAGAAAGAAAACTGGCAACCCTCAAAGAGGCATTCGATATCATCACAGGAAAGGAGACGAAGTAATATGGCATTATTAGAGGTTAGGACAGAGTGGGCGGTTTACAAGAACTGCTTCCTGCAGGTGGCGAGATACCAGGCAGATAACAGCAGGGCAATCGAGATTTGGAACAACGAGGACGGACCTATTGCAAGAATCA